AAGTAATTATTTTCCATTCTTCGTTGTCAACATCATACCTTAGGCCAAATTCTTCATAGGCTTCTATACGGTTTATCATGTCTAATTTGAGGCTGGCATTGAGTGTCGTGTTGAAAGTTGGTATAATCTTCGATAATACAGCACCGTCAGGGATGATATCATTCAAAGTTACTGGTCCCACTCCTGTTTCTAAATTGCCTTTTCCGGCATTGGCACCATCACCCTCGACAACTCCAATTTTTGCCCAAACCCTGTCCTCTGCATTATCTGTACCTGCTGTAACTAGTTTGTTGTTTAAAAATCCTCTTGTATCTGGTGATGTAAATTTAATTAAAGAACCAACTTTTGCATACTTTAAGTTTGAAGTGGCAAAGTCGCCAGTAACTAAAGCACCTCCGGAAGTAAAGTAACCGGTGTTTGTGTTAGTGCCTGTAGTTGACGAATTCCATGTTGCCGACAATGAACTTAAATCTTTGGTTTCGTATTTCTCATAATAAAATTGTCTTGAATATGCTTCTTTTAATTTTGCTTCTACGCTGGTATCTATCGTACTTGAAATAACATTTCTATTTGAAAAGTTAAAAGTAAAAGTGTTTAATCCTTCTTCTCTGTACAATATACCGTCTTCTGCAAACACAGACACGTTTGAATATGCACCTGTAGGATCTAGGATTTCTTTTGCACGACTTATACCAGATGCTGTTCTATTCACTGATCTTACTTTTATAATTTCTTGTGATGCAGATAATGGAACTACTTGATAATCCTCAGCAGTAACCATTCTGTCTTGTGAATAATAAACTTGCGGTGCTTTTTGTCTAATTGATGCATTAGATTCAGTCGCGGCTGAATTATAAATGCTACTTCGAAGTCCCATTGTGATAGTAAGAGTTTGCTGTCCGCCATTCAAATCTGTATAAGGCACAGACACTTGTATATTTTGCATGTCTGCAGGCTGTATGGCATACTTTGCATTATCACTTACCCTGTAATAAGTTCTAAAATTACCCAAAGGTAAATTACTAAAATTTCCGTCGCCAAAAACAAAATCAATTTGATCGTCAGCTCTGGTTACAACATTGTAAATGTTTCTCACATTTTTTGCTAATGAATTGTATATCGCATTGTTGCCTGCGAACGAAGGAACCTGTGTCCATTCTTCTTTGATTTGGCCAAATTGATCCAGTTGATATAGCCAAACATCAGTATCGTTGATATTACTCTCGGCTAGACTTTTAACAAAATTAGTCGATGCTTTATCAACAACGAAATCCTTGCTCTGCATTGATCCTTGTTTGAATAAGAAAAAGAAACCTGTGTTGTTAGAACTGTCGCCGGCGCCGTCTGACCTATAACTGTAAGTCAATCCAGTTCCTGGAATAGGCGCACTTTCAAATACCGAATCTTTATCCTTGATACTGCTTGAAACAATTTCAAACTGCCTTGCTACACCACCAGTTGCTTTTGTAAATTTATATAAAGGTAGATCTGTTTGATTAGATGCGAGTGTGTAAATGTCAGTTTGTATACCACCGACCGTACCCGATTCTCTTGGCTTTCCAATTAATTGGCCTGTTTGGTTGGCCGCATTCATTATTGCTGTGAATTGTTCTCTGTAATTTGAGTTAGATGAATCGTTCCATACAATAGTAGAATTGGCAAGGTTTGTGCCTGTTGCGTCTCTTACTTCTTGAGTTGTTGATACCGAAGATATTTTTAACAATCCTGTTGCAGTCTTGTTTCTACTTGCATTGTAATTGATTAATCTTGCCAGTCTTAATATTGAATTTCTTCTTGATGCTGTTTCTAAAAAGTTTTCTCTTGCATTAAGGTCAACTCTGAATGACAATGCTTGGGCAATATAGGCTATCAAATCGATCAGGGCAACATACTCTGAACTCTCTACAAAATCATTGAAATCGTCCGGATAATTTTCCTGAAGATACGCCACCATCGTTCTACGAAGTGTTTCGAAATCGTAGCTTTTAAAGTCTGCTTGTTGAAAAGATTGGTAGATTTTTGTCCAATCTTCCGCAACTAATAATCTATTTTGTCGTTCTGTAGTGGCCATAATATTTTTATAATGATATTTATAGATTTAATTAAGTGCGTACTTTAAGATAGGCGTAATGCCGCGTTTTCTTCAAACGTGAATCTTAGTTTTTCGGTGATATCCAACGGAACGTAAGTTATAGTAGCCTGTATGGCTATTCCGTTGTCTGCTTCCGACACTAATATTTCACTAGCATTTATCCGTGGATCAGCATTCAAGTTATCTGTTATATCATCAATTATTGCGTCTTTCAATGTGTCTGAAAAGGGTTCAAAAAGACAATCATAGATTATTGTGCCAAAGTCTGGATTTTCAACACGCTCTCCTTTTCTAATGGATAGCCTGTTGATTAAGTCTTGCTTGGCCACTTCAAAATCATATAATTTAAAGTTGCGTTTGTCAGCTCGTGAACTAAATCCACGGAATGTAATTTTTCCGCCTTTGCCACCACCCGAACTTCCGCTTCCGTATGCCATTACTGTAACCTCCTAAATTCGACATCAACCTTGCTGTAATCTACTGCATAATATCCAGTGTCAGTCATGTGCCTAGCCCATGGCACTTCTTGAGCCATGACACCTATATACCTACCAGGCAACTGCTTGTATTTAAACGAATAAATGTTGATACCTTGCGGTGATTTTCCGATTAATGTGATATCTTCTTTGAGTCTTTCATCACTGAAAAAACTTGAAATGGCATTGCCTGCCCATGAGGCCGCGGATCTCGCCAAAGTTCCAAGGCTTGCCATGTGAGTTTTAAATCCAGTAGAAATACTTGTGAACATCGTTGAACTTGTCACTTTTCCTCCCAATACATTTTTACCCAGTGACGTCAACGACTTAGGACTCAACACATTCCTTAAAGCATCTTTCTGTAGGTATTCCATAGGACCTGCCGCGGAAAGATTTTGACGTAGTAAACTTTTTGCCTTATCAACACCTATACCTATTGCAGTGTTTAGTGCTGTGTGTTTGGCAGTTGCCAACGCACCTTTGCTTAAACTCTTGAAGTCAAAGTTTCCTGACATAATTTGATTTTCTAATCCTGTTAGGACAGCATTTGTAGAAGTACCTGCTACTGTACCTAAACTTAGATTGCCAGTGATTCCTGATATTGTTCCTTGGATCTCTTTGGACACGTCACCTATTGTGAACAATCTTCCATCTGCGTTTGTAAAAATTTGATCTTTGAATAATTGAACTGTTTCTCCTCGCACTTCGGATACTACCTGAGTAGTCAATTTATTTTTTAAACTTGCAGTAGCTTGGTCAAAACTCATATCTCCATGAAGTACATTTCCAATATGTCCTGTCACATCCAATCCTGTTCCTCTGTCTAGGTCGTACAATTTGTTGTAACTTGCTGAAAATGATTCTGCTAATTTTTTGGCTTTGGCACTGTTTGTTGAATTTCCCATGGCTTTCTTCAAGTATGCCTGCAAGTCAGTTTGATATTGTCCTAACTTGATTGAAAGGTTATCGGACAACCTGTTCGCTTGTTCTAAATACACAGAACTTCCTGGTTCAAATGCTTTTCTCAACCAGTTCTGCCTTTCCTTAGAGAGTTTTTTCCATTCTTCAGAACCTTTATGCAACTCATCTAATTTTGCAAGTGCAATATCTAAATCATCCAACTCGTCATATTCTGGATCATCCATTTGCAATACACCGTAGTTGTTTTTTTTGGATAGATATTTCTTAGCCAATTTTTTCTTTTCATCTGTTGATAATTTTGGGTTATTAAAAATATTTTTTAGACCTTCCTGGTCATTGTAAAATTTATCTAACATTTCTTGCGAATATGCATTATCGTAAGGTTGTGTGTCTCCACTATCGAAACTGCTTACCCTCAACATCGGCTCATGAGTAACAAATCTATGGACTGTTGTTCTGGTCTGTTTTGAACCTGCTTGTAATACAGCAAACTCTTTGCCGGCTATGTCGACATCTCCCTGTTCTGTCGGTTGTACTCCAACTGCTTCTTGTGTCAACCATTTTGCTCCCCAATCCGCACTTGCCACGGTTGAATTCATATGCACTTGTGATCCTGCTAAATGGATAACTGATTTAGCTCCGTGCAGTTGTGGTCCATTTGTGAAAGAAGAAATACCCTGTTCTGCATGAGTCCTGATGCTACCTTCCTGTGAAGAATGAAATGCGCCTTTCCTCCCAAGAGTCATCAAGTAATCACTTGATAATATCATTTGTCCTTCTTTTTCTGGGACTTTCACATCACCAACAGCCTTGTGCCCTTTTTTAACTGCTAGGTCTTTATCGGTATACAATTCTTCAGGTGTACCTGTTGCTACAATCCTAACCTGCTCGGTGGCATTTAGATTTATATTGGCATCACTGTGGAGATTGAAATCTCCATGTGTCCTCATGTTTATTCCACCAATTCCACTGTACATGTCAATTCTTCCTTCTGCGTTCATTTCAATCCAGGCATTTCCTGAACTGTTTGCTAGATAAATTACGCCTTCGGAATCATGCATCAATAATTGGTGCCCAGACGAAGTTCTAAATCTAATCAATTGATTTGCTCCTCTGACGTCACCGTCGTCCATTACAAAACTGTGTCCTTGTGCCCTGTCTGTGAATACTTCCGTATTCTCTAAACCTATACGTGGCTTTGCACTGTCTCCCCTTAATCTGCCAGGTGTGCTCATTCCAAAAACCTGACTAGGTGCTTCTCTTCTTGCACTGGAAGAGGTTGTACCTCTTGTTGGATCCTGCACAAGCCCTTGTCGTCTTAATTGGTTTGCTAGAAGATCGTTGATTGGATATTTCCAATCTTCCAGACTGCTCAATGTATTGGCTTTGGCCTTTATCATTGCCCTTCTGTTTATTTCTCCTGCAGGTAATGTTGTAGTACCATATTCTTTTTCCATTTGACTTTTAGGTGCAGGGGTACCTTCGTCCCTGCCTGATTGTGCCACTGATTCTGTAGAGGCATGTCCCGGGACAGATTGGTTGGTTATGGGATCTTGCACACAGCCAATCCAAAAACCCTGTGATGCTTTTCCTTCTCCTTCTGCAAAAATTACAAGAACAGTAGAACCTATATCAGGCGGTACTGCCCAGAAACCATATGCATGTTGACTTTCTTTAAAATTATATGGATCTTTTTCTGTTGTAGCCCTAACGTCTTTTGTACCATAGAAAGGCGATAGGTATTGAACCCATACAACCTGATCTGCTGTGGGATCTGCTGTGTTCGAAAGTGCAGGAATGTTGACTCCAAGCCTGCCCATCCTTAATGGATCAGCAGTGTATTTTACAGTAGCAATATAAGGACCGGTTTTCCTGTTGGCACTTTGCTTGTAGTGTCCAACGCCACCGTCTTTGCTATCTTCAAATCCTCTTGTGTCAGCCATATTAACTTCCCGTTACCTCTTGGTTTTCACCTTGACCTATTTCTAGGTCTGTTCCGTTATCGTATTCACTTTTTGTGCTTTTTTCCGAAATCTTACTAGCATCACTTTTGGCCGCGTCTGCCAAAGTAATAGCCGGTCCATAACCCTGTTGGTTGTTCATTCTGATACATGTCAGTAATTGTGTGAATTGCCCGTTGTTGAATCTATTTTCTACCTTTACCACTTGGTACACTCCACTAAAGAACAGATCGTCTTCTAAATTTGGTTTTCCATATTGAAACATGTTTCCAGTTTTCCTGTCGTCAATGTCTGCTGGAAATCTGTATCTAATATTAATTAGTGGTGATGCCACGTCGGCATTGAAAGAACCGAACCGTGAACTCATAACATTCAGCTCTCCTGTTGCGTCTCCATAAATTTTACGCACATCGTCGTAGTTGGCTTCATCAAACTGCAACGGTGTGTACATGTCCTGACAGATATAAGCGGGATCTCCAAGTATTTCCATTTCAATTTTGATCATGTCAGCAATAGGATTCGTGAGATAATCATAAAAAGCCTGTGCCTTTGCTGTGACCGGATTATCCACATCCATTGAATTGAAACCTTTCACTATTGACGGGTACTGCCTGATCGGCTTCGAAGGTTCTGGATGCACTTCATCTCCGATAATTTCCTTGATCCACTCGGCAAAATTATTGACTATACCTTTTTCTGTGATAGTCTTGGCCTCCCTTACATTACGCTGGAAAAAAGCAGACTTGTAATTGATGTTGATGTTCTGTACATCGATGTTTTCACCTGTGTAGATGTAGTTGTAGTTTCGTCTAACCTGCTGGCTCCAATCTATTTTTCCCAAAGACATACCAGCACCCAATATTTTCAAAACATGGATCCTGAAAGGCTCTGCTCTATAGTGTATTATTTTTGGATACATCTTTGTTCTAGGATCAATGCCTCTATCGGTCACTGTATACACTGTTGTTTTTATTTTGAACCAATTTATGTATTGATTGTCTGATATTATTCCACCTAATATTTTGGCTTTAGATTTGTCGTTCAGCAACTCGTTTAGATATTCGCTGGCTTCCTCGTCATCGAGAGTGTTCAACTTATCCAACACTCCGGACGCCTTACTGTCACCACTGTTAGCCGCACCTCGCAGGTATGATACCCAAAAGTTTTCTATCAATTTTTGGTAACCTGTTGTATTCCTGATTGCATCCTCAAACATCTTGACCAAATTGTCATTGGCATTTATTTGCTGTGATGCGGAGGTTTTTTTCTTGCTACCTGTCAAATTCATATCTGCTATATTTGGTTGAAACTGATTTATGGAAGTACTGCCTCCGATGATGGGCTGAACCACATTTGTGCCTTGGCCAGTTGCGTTTTGCCAGTCTCTTTCAAATTGTGCTTTCGCTTGTGCGGCAATTATCTCATTTCTCACTGACTCTGAACTTGTATGTATAGAATCT